TCGAACCCCAGGGAGTTCCAAGAAAGCTATAAAAATCAAATGCGATGTAACCAACGCTCGAGCTCAAAACGCTCTTTGAGTTTCCAAACGCTCCGTCAACTGCCGCCGCCGCCCCCGCCTGGTCAACGAGGGCAATACCAGTACCGTCGGCAGTGAAACACGTTGATATTGATGGCATCATTGAATCATAAAAACGTTCAGACTCATCAGTAACCTGTAGGTGCCTTACCCCGCCCGCACGCTCGTAGTGCGGTTGAAGCCTGTATGATTTTGATGACGATGAATCATAGGGTGAAATGCCCGGAGCAAAGGGCGTGACCCTCGCGCCGTTCTTTCCAAACAGACGTCCTCGCTCACCGCGTGTCAACATCGGAGTACCGAACATTGATGTTGTTTTTGTCAACAACGCGCCGGCAACGTGATCATCGTACATGCCCAATGTGTACATGTCTTTGTACTCGACCTCAAACTGATCAATGTTAGGATCGTTTCCGATGACAATCTCATGTACAGCGTCTGACGCGAGTTGCTGGTTCAACGTGTCATGGTACTCTTTGTTTTCTTTGAGTAGACTTCCGTACAACGTGATGTTTATCGAACCTGTCAACAACACGACATCGTGTTCAACAGAACCTGAGATGTTTGGTGTTGATGTGATTGAACCGTAGTAGAACGGCCTGTGTTTTGACACAGCAAGGATCAACTTGTCGCCTGGGTAGACGAGGTACGGTGAAGGAACGTGGTTTTCTAACGAGATCGCTGATTGACACGTGAAGTTAGATCCTGACATGATCACCTCGGCGAGCTGGGCCTTGCCTATCGATGTCAGCAATGATGTGAGGTTGCCGGAGTGAAGAGCCCCACCCGCTTCAGAGATGTAGAATGGGTTATTGACTCGACCACGGGAGTCAACGCGTTGCGATGTTGTGAATTCCTTGCCGAAGACTGACCTACCCGAAGGTTCAAATCCAGTGTTGCCCCTACCGAAGTTATTGATGTACGCCATACGTACGTATTGGACGAATGTTGTGCCGTTGTCGTTGTACTTGAGTTGAACTGTTGGTGAGTTAAACGTTTCAATCACACCTGACCTATGGGCCTCGGCGCTGAAGACCTCCATCATCCTGGTGAACCTCAATACGTGACCGTTTGAGATCATTGCTGTGCATTTCATCGGTATAGAACCCGTGAACTGCAGCAATCCTGAAGATGAAGTGATCGGTGTGACAACAGCGGCGGCCTTTCCGCCGTATGCAGTGAAACCAACCGGTCTTATCTGGACGGTGTGATCAAATGGTGGATCGCTCGAGGCCTGAAGCGTGTTTGTCACATTGTCATCATAGTGTGTCAGCGTGCCTGTTAGGATTAAATCGCGTCTGGTGCGTTGACCGATCGTGTGTTGGTTGAACAGCGAGACAGTGATACCAGGTCCGCCGATGTCAAACGGTGCCGTGCCGGTACCTTCAAGAGGTTGGAAACACGATGTTTTGTCTCTGAACCAACCATCACCTAACGCGAATGGAAGTTCAATGACAGCCTTTTCAATGATGAATGGATGTTTGATGGGTAGTGAAATGACCTCATCGACAGTTGCAGAATACTCTTCATTGTTCTGCACAGACCTTGCGTAGTAACGTGTTAACGCATTACTTGAAGCGGCAGGAGTATAGTCTGAGTTGATGCTAGCATCAGTCTGATCACCGATGCCAGACCTATCATGTGTGCCTGATGCTATCGTGTTTCCGAGTGGCCCAAATCCTCGCACGTCTTCAATGACACATTCACTCATGCTGTCAACACTTGGGTTTCCAATATCGCCCTTGCTGCTTGCCGGCATGATCGTCGCGCCGTTTGCAATCACAGTCACTGAATTCTGTGGTAGTTCCCAATTGTTGGTCCGTTTGTTGTAGTAGTAGATGCTTGAAGAGATGCCAAACATCTTTGTGGAAACATTGATCGGTAACGTGAGTTTGACATGTGTCTTTGAGCGTAACGGTTGCGACAATTCATCTCCGATGAGTTCTGACGAGCTGGCGCTGAAGAACGGATCTATCGAAGCATCAGGTGCGTTTTCAAACGTTTTGTTTTCCGACCAAGGCGCAAGCGTTGATGCCCTATGTGATACCAAGAATTCATCTGACGCTGAACGTACGACGGACGCCGTGATCTCAAAGTCACCCGAGAACAGGTTTTGACGCTCCACAACACCGGGTTCAGAGTCACCGTGAAATCTATAGAGTGTTGTCGGATAGTTCACGGGTATGGGTTCGGAGGAGGTGTTGAAGACCAACGTTCTCCTGTCATCAAAAGCAACGTTCGTTGCGCCCAGTCTCGCATCACCGGTACGGGCGACCGTTGGGAGCACGAGTGCTGAGTCTTTTACACGCTGTTGAAGTCTTGGCAACACCTTGCGCTTATTGACGGGTGGGTGAAAGACAAACATGCTTCCGAAGCTGTCTAGACCGGGCCAATGTGCTGATGGACGAAGCCTCCATGTGTATGGACGTGAAATGTTAGTAGTCGCAAACGTGTCGTATCCAAAATCGCTGTAGTTCGGTGAGTACTCTGCACCCCCATACACATAACGTTGACGAGCGCCTTCATTGTGACCCAATCCAAGGCTAAAATCACGAAACCTGTTTGTACCAGGCATGAAGATGCCTATGGTCGCATCTTCAACATATTCACCCGCATCTAGTGTTTCTGTCAACACGATGTTTTTGCGAGGCGTGTATCTAAATTCAATCTTTCCGTTTTCATATAGCACAACATCAAATCTGATTGTTGTTGATGCATTGATGTAATCACTCAAGCATGACCACCTGATGATGAGCCGCCTACCATCAGGTGTGCTGTTGTCGTTGAACATTCTAACGCCGTATTCAACTTGATTGAAAAACAGCGGTGGCGGTTCTATACCATTGGTGATTCGACCTTCTTTTTCTACACCCATCACAATAGGTGTTGTTGTAACGTTGTTTGAGATCGTTTTTAGGTCATCAAACCACGGACAAAGAAGAACGTTCTGAGACGTATTTGTCAGATCTATACCTTCATTTTGAAATGAAGCGCTCAATAAAAGACTTGCTTCGACTGTACCTGAAGCTGTCTCAGTCGGACCAGCCAATGCCATCCAACCGTTGCTGCAGACGATGAACTTTTTGTATGTGATGCCATCAAATGAAAAATCAAATCCGATGTCTAAAAGGTCAGTTGTTTCATCATCTACAAAGCTGCCGATGATCAGATCCATCCTTGAGTCGGGAACATTTGCAAGACCTGCTTCGGGTGATGTGACCCTCATCAGGATGTAGTTTTCAAACACACGATCCGGTGGTAGCCTCAATGATTTAGACGATGCTCCCATTAGTACACCATGCCTCCAAACGCCAACGTATCAGTACCTAGTTCTGCGTTGGTATCGTAATCCCATCCCGTTGCCGCTGACCGCATTCTAAGTGTTTGATCAATGTAGTTGTCTGTTGAACCAGACATCAGGCTAAGCGCGGCATCAAGTTGACTGTCATAGTTGCTTGACAGCGTTGTGTTGCGAGGATAGCGAATGTCAAAAAACGGGGAGGTCACAGGTTGAACAACATCAAATAGCCCAAAATTTGTTGCAACATGGCTCTCTGTGGTGATGAGTTCTGGGAACGCTAATGTGTCAACATACATGTCAACATAGGCGCCTTTACTCCTGAGATCATTCGCATATACAGTTTGAATGATGTCTGATGCCCATGACATGTCTGTGTTTCCTGCCATGACAGCGCCTCTTACCTGGTGCGACTCAAATGGGACTTCAGTGCTGAAGAACGAAGCAACGGGTCTGATTGTCAATGGCTCTATGACGCCGTCAAAAACGTAGTTTTCAATCTGATCATTGTTGCTTGTGATGATTGGGAACGTGATGATATTGATGAGGATCGGTGAACCATTTTCCTGAGCCCTGATGTAATTTTCTGGGTTGAAGTAGTCAATATCTTCAAAGCGCGGATCGTTCCTATAGTTCCTGTCCATACCGTAACGGTTGCGGCGCAACACATGACCAGGTTCACCCGCGTGGATCTTCACTATACCGGCATCAAAGTGCTTTTGTTGCGTCAGCTCAACACCTTGTCTGTGTCCGTCAAACGCTGACGTGTCAATGCTGCCGGTATTGATTGCAACAGCGATCTTTTGAACGATCTTTGGACCTTCATCAAAGTATGACGGCTCTTCACGTTGGATGTTTCTGAAAAAATCAAGTGTTGTCATGTGTAGTCTTTGCTGTCAGCAGCGCTCAGTATTTTTTAATCACACCGACGATCTGTTGTAACAGGAGCACGTCTCTAATGCGGTTACGATCAGATTCACCGAGATAGATTTCATTGAAAAGGTATTCCAACTTGTGACGTTCGAGCATGTGTGATTCAATGACAAAGTTTGTGCCTTTGAAATTGGTCTTTTTAGGGATGAGTTGTTGGATGAACGTACCGATTGACGTGTCGAACCACCTGAAGAACTCGAAGAACGCCTTGAAGTTTAGCTTTTCGCTGATGCGATTGAAGTAGACATCACGCATCCTGACGAGGTCTGGGTAGTCAGGTGAAAACATGAGTTCGGGTGAACCGATTGCGTTGTCTATCGAATCTAGCGTTGCGAACAACGTCACGATGTCACGGTTCAGTGCATCTATGAGAGAAAACTCGATTGAAAACCTGACATCATCCATGGGACGTTCACTCTTTACGAGTTCATAGACGGGAGCTGCCTGTGCCCACGGTGTTGCGTCAATGAGTTCCTGATCCTGAAAGCTGCGGATCCTGACTTTTTCATTCGTTGCTGCCTCATCAAAGTATGGTGAGATGTAGCTGATGTCGAAGACCTCACTCTTGACGCAGTCTTTGTCAATCGGAAACCCAGAACCTGTCATGTGCATGCCGTTCAGGCTGAAATCCAAGAACGTTATCGCTCCAAGTTCACCGAGGCTCGCAGATGCGTTCGCTCGACGTGTTTCTTGTTTGACAAGTGAGTCTAGACGAACCTTTTCAAATGAACCGCTTCGCGTTCGAACAAAGTTGTAGTTCACAAGCGGATCGGTGACGCCAAGTGACCTGTTGTTCCTGACGTGTTCCCTCCATTCAGTTTGCGTTAACGCCTTGGACCAGAACCTCATGTTCGATGCCAAACCGGTGAAGGCCACCACTCGTGCCTCATCTATGACAGCAGAAGTATTGTTCAGGTGAATGTAACTGTTACCAGTACCTGCAGCGATAGAGTTTTTCTCGCCAAGTGCCAGGAAGCTTCCAGATGGGTTGAACGTGTCGTTGAGCGTTCGTAGGCTGTTTGACTCGGTCGTGATCAATTCGTAGAACAACGATGAAGTTGACTTGAAATGTATGACATCGCCTGCGTTTTGATTTCCGTAACGTAGGAAGTATGATGATGAAACCCGTGAACCAAAAGAATCGTTTCGTTCACAACCAAACGAAACGTTCCATTTGTCGCCATCAAAAATCGCACCCGCCGGGAGACTCATTGACATGAACAACACCGGGCTCTCGGCGTTAGTACCGGGGCGTGCGTAGAGGATCAGCTTGGTGTCAGTAGATGATGACACCGCGAGCAGGTTTGCAACAAGACCCGGGGTGCCTGACTGCGTGCCTGAAACGTAGAGACGAGCAAGGCTTTGTGTGGCGTTTGTCATTGCCGCAACGTGAGCGGGTGTGTACTTCACGATCGTTTCAACTGTCCACGATCCTGACGTCAGAAGACCATCGTTGGGTTCATTGCTCACACCGTTCGGCGGGAACAGGTTAGGTTTCACAAACGCACCCGCGATGATTGGGTACCCAGGTTCATAGCGTGAGGCCGAAAGGAACGGCGATGCGGCATACGATGATGTTGCAAATTCAACCATCGTATCGATGTTACGCTTGTACTCTCTTGAGTGTGACAGCTGACGTGACGTTGGACCGCCGTACTCCCTGAGCCTCACGCTGTTTTCTGGATCGATGCCGACGGCGCGGAGGAATGCTTTGATGCTGTGCTGCGTGCCCTTTGACCTCAAAACATCAGGAATGTTGATCAGAACACGTCGTAAGAGTTCATTTTGAACGTGTTTCAGTGACGTCTCACTGCTACCGTAGTCCATGTCGATGTTTTCAGCATAGATGTACTGTTCAAGTGTTGAGTCGTTGAACATCGGAGGCAGGTGAAACCCGTATTGTCTCACGAGATCACGTAGAAAGTTATTGGGCATGCTAACGTTTGTGTCGTAATCGACAGTACGCAGTGTGCTGAATGAATCGATGTAAAGCTTCATCTCGTCAAAGAAACGTGCCCACACATACAACAATGACAGCAACAACTGAACGTTGCCCAGTTTACCCTCACCGGGCATACCCGTTCCACCGTACGCTGCACCACCTGAACCTTCAGGTTCAACGAGTCCGTCAAACAATGATCCTTCAAGCAGGTAATGCTGCGGAATCAACCGCATGATCATGTTTGGATTTTCCCTATCGTATGCAGAACCGCTATCGAGCAACTCTGCGTTCAAACTGATCACGTCTGGGTGCGCAGGAAACAGCGTTAGAACGCTCTCTTCCTTTTCATGTACCACGTTGCTCGTTGGATCTTCAGAAGCATTCTGACGTAGAACGCTGCCGGTGATGTTGCCGTCTGAGTCTGTGTCAACGAAGTCAAAGAAGTTGCTGATCAACGAGTGCAGTGAGTTTCCAGAACTGTCGATCACAATTGAATTCACTAGATCGTTGTCGTCAGCAGCCAACGGGGGTGGGGGTTCATTGAAGCGAAAGTACAGCTTCAGGTCAGGCTGCGCGAAGATTGACTTTGAGGCATTGCGTTGCTGCAATTCTTGTGAACGTGAAGAGTGAAAGACACGAAACTCATCGATAGTTCCAGACAACGTTTGTGTTGGTGTGACGGTCGAGGAGCCGAGATTGATGACTGACCCAGAACCGATGACAAAGTCTGATGCGTCTATGTTGAAATCACCAAATGCATATCGTGATTTTGACACAGCAATTGACGTTGAATTCTTGAAGAATTCAAGGTAGTGAACACCAGTGTCTTTGTTGAGCGTGACGCAGATGTGGTTGAAAGCGCCTTTGGTCAGTTCGCACGGTACAGTCAACGCGTATGAGCCTGATACAACACTGAAACGTGCCTCAACAGTTGTCGTTGAAACTGTCGGCATCAGGTACAATGAGAACCCGTGAGTGCTACCGCTTAGTTTTTGACACACGACCTGTGTTCCCGCCGTGGCGATCTCGGGAATGTGTATCTGCATCTCTATGCTTAGTGATGCATCGCGTGGATTCAAAATTGACGTACCAGTTGTCGTCTTTGAAAGCTCTGGGTACAACGATCCCGCGGCGTCCTTCACAACAATGTATGACCCCGCTGCGGGTAACGTTTCTCCGACCTGAGAACCTGAGAACATCAATTGACCGTGGTACTTTGGAAAGCTATCAAAGACCCACTTGTCAAACCCTGTCAGTTTTTCGAAGAACGACTCGATCTCGGCCCGGGTGCCGTCGAACGGATACCCGTTTATGATCTGTTCAAACGCGAGGTTGACCTTTGCCTCTGCAGACATGAAGAAAGTGTGGTTCTCAAACTTCGACCAATCTATGTTGAGTTGCTGTGTTGATTTGAGCGGTGCATCCTGAGGATCATAGATGAATGATGATGTGCTGAGGATGTTTGTGTCCTTGACATCACTAAACGTCAATTGGAGCGGTCTGCTACCTTCTAGCGCCGCCCTCAGGAATGATGGGATGTAAGGTGATGGCTTCTTTGTTGCCATGAGGTCTTAGTCTATGTATCGCATGCAATGACACCTCAGACCACTCTATACCTAACCGACATCACTTACCTTGAATGTCGGTGAAATTGACTTGTACAGCACATTGTTTGTGCCCATGACGATCATGATGTCGACAACGTAAGAGTGTTCATTCGTTAGGTTTACAGTGTTGAGCATGAAGTACATGCCGTTTGCGTCGTTTGACAGTCGCGTTGAGTTGAACGTCGTGTCGAATGGAATCTCAACGTTACCGGTGCTGGCATCTCGTATCTGATAGTGAACATCCCTAACGACTGCCGAGGGCATCTCGACTGGTAACCTTGACGCGATGATCACGGGTGATGATGCATCAAACAGGTGTACGTGTACTCTTTCACTGACGCTTGAACCATAGCTGTTCTTGATGTTGTTCACAGACACAGTGATGCGTCTGCCGCTGACAAGTGATGAACCGCGTTGGGCAGGCCGGGCCGTGAGCGTGCTCCCTGTGAGGTACGCGACTGTGCCGTCAAGTGAACCCCAGATCGGTGTGAACTTTATTGAACCTGAAGCTGCCAGCTTTGTCGCAAGAATCGTGTCAGTTGATGATAGCGTCACTGACGCCGAGTACACACCGGTGATGTAGTTGATTCCTGAGTTGTGTTGCGAACCGGTGAATGCCAACGTGTACCAACCACCTGAGATCTCTGTCGCGAGCTTGAGAATGATGCTGTTTGATCCTGTGATGGGTGTCGATGACGAGCCGCTAACGATGTTGGCCAGCGTTTGCCTGACGTGGTTGTACAGGAAGATGTAGCTCGGTGAGTCCATATACAGCGATTGCGTGTCGTCCTGGATCGAATCATCGTATCGAACGGTGAGCCTCGGGCGTTTTGCTTCATTGTAGGCTGACCTGCTCGCGAAGCGCTTGACGAAGTACGACCTCTGATCGAGCTCATGTGTATCATCGAGCGCGACGCGGAAGCCCTCATCGGGCAGCAAACCCGCGAGCGTTGCCGAGACGATCAACGTCACGTCAACATCAAGATCTTCCTCGCCGGTGGTAAAAAACTGACTCGATTCAAGGCTGGTACCTGCCAGGATGTTCGTGGATGCCGTGACGTAGTCGACTGTTCCGGGGAGCCCGCCTGATAGGGCGCAACCTGATAACAACCACTGTCCTTGGGCCCTAGAACCGCTCAGGAAATTACATACGTCCTTGTCAGCATAGTACACGACATCCCTTCCCAAACCTTCTTCGAATGACCTCGAGAGCGGATGGACGACGACAGTAAAGTTGACGGGTGTCGGTTGACCACCGTAGACGTCAAATAGCTTGAGTTTGCAGTTGAAACTTGCGTGGCCTGTGTCGATGGCGCCTGCAGCAACGAGTTCGCGGAGCGGATCGAGATCAAAGTGAATCAACAAGCGTGATAGTTCTATGTTTGCGTTCGACCCTGACGATGTATAACCGTACAGCTTAAACAGGTCGAGCGATCCGGCAGAACCAACGTTTGCCGACGTCATTCTTGCGTTTCTAACGACCCTGTCTGTGATGTAGGCGTCTTTGTCTGGACGAAGGACTGTGAACATTAAGATGATGCTTTCCCAATGATGTCGTATTCAGTGTATCTGATTTCGAAGATCGAACCCAGTGGCGGGAAGATGATGCCCTGACGTGTGTTTGCCTGAACATCAAACGACTCGTTGCTGTATGTTCTGTTGTTCAACGTGCCGACGATGTTGTTGAACTTGATGTTACTGACTGACACGATGCCCGACACCGTGAATATGTTGTTGACTACATCTGAGATGACGATCGGTTGATCTATGTGAAAGTTCTTGATGTCAAAGAACGTTTGAAGCTTCGCGAGCACCGACTGCAGCACGACGCTCCTGTTCAACGCGGGGTCAATCAGGACATCGAACGATAGTGAAAGATTGATGATCCTCGCGTCAAGGATGTCAATCGCATCAGAGATCATCCTGTACGGATTGAGGTACACGCGAAGGTTGCGCTTGAGCGTGTCCGGTGAGATGATCAATTTTGAATCAGGGTTTCTTGACGTGATGAACAACTGCGTTGCGAGGGGATTGTTCGGGTTTGATTGGATGGACGCCCTGAAGACGCGACCGAAGTTTGAAGGAAGCGTGTAAACACGTGCGAGAAGATCCTCACGCGTGACAATGCGTTCTTGTGAGTTTTTGATCGCCGGGATCAGCGCCTTGAGATCATCTGTTGCCGGAGCGTCTTCTCCGCCTGATGCGTCTATCTTGTTTGTGACCTCGATGCTTCCCTTGACGTTTGCTGCAAGAGCCGCCGTCGGATTGCCTGGGAAAAAGACCTTGAGCGTCTTGATTGTCCTGACGTTATTCTTTGGAACACTGTGATTCAAACCACCACCGTGTCTGTAGTTGACGTACAACGTTGTGTCAACTGCGGCGGCGCCGAGCGTCTTCGTCTGTAGAAGCTGGTTTGGATTCACGGGGATCCTTGAGAACGTTCTAGAGTACGGGAATGAGATTGCAAAATCTGACGGATCAGGTATCACATCATCCTCTAGCGTGCTCGCGCTGCCGCCGCCAAACGTTAGCGTTGAACGTCTTGTTGCGAGGTCGACGTCGACAATGTAACGGTACGGTGCAGACACCACCTTGATCGCGTCCTTCACTATCTCGTTGTCTTTCGCCGTGTTCAGAACGTTCTTATAGACAACGTCATGTGTGAGTGATGCAACCTGGTAGTAGATGTTTCCGTAACTGTCACTCACACTCGTGATCTCTGATACGTTTGGATTGCTAAGCGTGACCTTTCTAAACGGGACGAAATCGCTACCTATGGAGACAGATTCAGACGCTTCTTTTCCTGAAATGCACAGGCCTGAGTTTGCAAGGATGAACGTTGTAGGAACACCCGATGTTGTTTTCTGTCCGACCTTGATCTGCGCGACGTATGTACCGTCTGACTTCTTTTTGTTGAAATCAACGTCCTCGAGCATGATGAACTCAGTACCGTTGTCTGCTGTGTACACACTACCGGCCTGGACTACGGGTAACGCTTCAACTGATGGACCCAACACGTTTTGCGAATTTTCAGCAGGAACCTGAACGTAGATTGTCACAGGAACGACAGCAGGAGCCGCACCGACAATGGGCACACCCGCTGTCTTGAGCGCTCTTTCAATGTTCGTTGTCTCTACTGCTGTGTCATAGTTCAACTCACCGTACTGGTGGTCGAGATAGAATGACATCACATCGCCGGTGTACGCTGCGAAATCAAGGAACAACCCACCAACGCTTAGTTCACTGAAGTCCTGAATGCGATCGGGATAGTATAGTCTTGCGTATTCAAGGAGGATGGCCCTCAACCCATCAAAATCTTTCGCGAGAAATTTTCGTTGGCGAACTTGCTTTAGGCTGTCACTGTTTAGCGTCATTAGTCTGCTGCCTTTGCTAAGTAGTCATCTTTGTCAAGCGCCGCTTCGTTTAGATCACGTACAGTGTAACCTGCAACACGCGCTTCGCGCTCTGCAACGCCGGGACTGTGTAGGTGATTGTCAACCTGATCACACCTGTGTTCTTGTTCTCTGTCCTGTCAACCTCAGACAGAAAATCATCGAGGCTGATGTATGGCATCCATCTTGCGACTGCTGAGTTGATGCGTTCGACTGCCTGTGAATCAAAGTCATCCTGTGTTGCAAACTCTGTAACAAGTGAACGCAGGTTGGCACCCAGGTTGTACTGACCGAGTCGCTCACCCCAGTTTGTCAACAGGAGGTTTCGAAGGTTGTCATTGATCTGATCCAAAAGGACTGAGTGCATTGCAAAGATGCCATCCTGATCACCCGGTTGCAGCGGTGTCTTTATGCCGATCGGCACGACAGTCTTATTGAGCGCCTCAACGAGCTGTTGTTCCTGCGTCTTACCTGATGATTTGAAGCTATACGTTCCCATGGTGACTGTTATTTCTTTGGTTGAACGGGTTCTTCATACTCTTGAAACCCTTCACCTGGACCATCACGTGCAAGCGTTTTGTCGATTGGACCGTTTGATTTTGCCATGCTCGAGCCAGTTTGATCAGTACATAGCTTCTCGCCATCGATCAAGACTAAAACATGTCTGCCGCCCAACAACACCTCACCGCCATAGTCAGCGTACATTCCCCTATCGCCTGAGTCCTTGGATACTTTTTGCGCGTGGATGTAGTGGCCTTTCTTTATGGCAGTAGATTTTCCTGGATTTCCCTTGTCTCCTTGACCACCTTCAACTGTGGTCATTTCAAAGCTACCAGGTTCATAGTCGTTGATCAGAACGAGTGCGTGTTCCTTACCCTTTTGTGTCTTGCTGTAGGTGATGATGACGTCACCTTTCTTCATCGGTGGTAGGTCACCCTTCACCTTGTCGATGGTCGCGCCCTTGGCCTTCGCCGCAGAGATGATCCCTGACAATGCAAGACCGTCAGGATACCTGTCGATGAAGAAGTCATAGTACAACTTGACGTCTGGGTTCTGCTTACTCGTGTCAACCTTGTTGTTGTAGACATAACTGGCACCTCCTGCCGCAAGGGCTGCCCTAGCAAATAGCCCACATGATGATGCTTCCTTCAAAAATGCAAGTGTCCATTTTTTCCCCCGCGCGCGCGGGTCACCTGTGACACCTGATTTTGGTTCTTGGTACTCAACGTGCATCAAAGTTTGTGCATACTCATCACGTGTTGACTTGTTTCCCCACGACAGACCGTCAGCTTCTTTTGCAAATTTGACGATCTGATCCCTGATCGAGAGCTCCTCTTCTTTGACATCATCTTCAGGTGGTTCATAACCCAAGAATTTGCCTGTTCCGCCGGTGAGACCGTGAGGTGCAGAACCGAGTGTCGTTCCTAAGGC